GCCCAAGGATTGACCAGGGTCAATAAAAATCTTGGGCCACTGAGACTGGACCATCGCCGATGCGGTCTCTGAATTGTCGACCGGAATATTCAGAGTGTCGGTGTGGGCAAAGAACCCAAAAGCATTCACCCCGTTGGGGTTATACTGATACCGCTCCCCAGGCTCGGTCATGAGGGGGCGATATGACACCATACCGCGGCCAAAATGCATAGGAGATCCATTCACAATGATCTTCATGTGCATCTTGCACCGTAACAAATAAAAATTAGAAAGCTTCTGAGCCACACTCGGACTGCTTAAAAAATGATACCATGGATTGAAATGGATCACCGGAAAAGGATCACCAACCTCCCATACGTAGGTACCGGCCAAAATGGGTCTCTCCATCCACTTGGCCAAACTAACATCACTGGTGCCACCCCAGTCATGTGTAGGATCTTCGTCACCTAGGACGGAAGTGATGAACTGTTCTTCGGAATCATCAAAGCCGTAAGTCTGCTGAATTTTGACGTCAGCAGTCGTCGTAGTACTTGAAGTAGTTTCTGAGCTATATTTCAGAAAGGGAATTGCTCTAACATCCCTATCTATAACAACAATATCACGGATACTAACATATAAGGGACCAACCGGTGTGATAAAACCGGTTCAACATCATAATATAATTAGGGGTTGTTTGACAGCTAAGATAGCCCGTCGCGCTAACCCAAGCGCTTGTGGCACGTTTAGATAACCTCATAAAAGAGGGAATCGCTATCATCATGGCCAAGCTGTTCGAAAGCAGCCCGAAAGACGGCCGGGTGCTTTTCACGGGCCTTGATGATGGACGGACACATCTGTCCGTCTGCACAGAACTTGTCAACGTACCAAGACAGGGTTCTGTTCCAGTCAAAGATCTTGTCGTATTCCTCCATCAATACAAGATCGTCACCGGGCTTCCACACTGGACACTGGAAGCCCTGAATCGCAACCTTAAACTTGAGGAAGCGATCTTTCCCATAAGGGAGCAACTCATAAGCTAATGCTCTCACCTGAGACACTAACAAATAAGGTTTTGTCAACACGGAACCATTATCCTGCTGACCCAACATCTTGACCAGCGTGTGTGGGTTCATCGGCGACGCTGCGATAATAACACGATGATGAAAACGCTTCTCGTCGAGGCAACAGTGAGCATGGTTCCAAGCCGGGATGGTCTGATACTTCATAGTGTGTTGCAAGAAGACCAAATCCTTAGCAGCCTGGTACATCAACTGGTGACCACCTTCGGCCTTATTGCCGAGCGTCGCCAGTATGCCCCATTTGCCAAGAATGCGTGAGAAATCATGTGAAGAAAAAGGTTCTATACCCGCATCACGACAGACACGAACAAAAGCAGGTTTCACTCCAGTCTGGCTGTCATCGCCATGGGTCTTGTGGATAACCCAATCGTTGAAATCAGCAGGCTGTTCAAGAGCATTCTCCGTACAAAATTCAATCAAGACACAAACCATCAGGATGGCATTCATGGATGAATTCATGGCCAACGTCAACACAAAGCCGCTAGGCATGATGCCAACCATGAAGACCAAACCACGATAAA